TATTTAACACCATCCGGTCCATCTGCAACAGGCCCAACAAATGTTGCAACCTTTAATAGTATAAAATCTAAATTAAAGAATTTTTTAAGTGCACTAAACAAAACATCATAAATGTCTTGGTCAATATTTAAAGCAAACATACTACGATATGCAAATAGACCTGAATTAATAGATGATATTGATTTTGTAGCAAGTTTATATGCCAATGAATATGATTCTGCGGTAAAGCGAGGGACTGATTCAATTAACTTAATAGGTATTCAATCTGGTAATAAGAGTATAATGGAAAACTTATTTAAGTTGGCATTAACACAAGGTAGATTAAGTAGTTCATCATCATTTAATTTAATAGGTGAGTTTGGGAAGGGTGTAGTGGCTTATTGGGCAGGTGCGCCAATGAAACCATTCCCAATACCATTAATACCAGCACCAGGTTCAATCCAAAATATAGCAGTTACAAATAATACTGTTATTAACCCTGGTAGTTGGCCTTCTATACCATCACCACCACCCAATAATAACGCATCATTATTTGTTGATATGTTTGTAAACGCAGCAACCTTACACTTATTAAGTGTATCTGGTTTAATATCAACAACATCATTATATCCAGGTGCTCCAACCCCTATTCCGGGTCCTGGTGTTATAGTATGGACTGGATATTCGGTTATTGGATAATTAAAAAACGAAAATACATAAATTAAATATTTATAGGGAGAGTAATACAAAACATAATAAAATGAATACTGATAAATTAGTAAAAGCAATTCAAATTATTGTAAAAGAAGAGATTAAAGCTATTCTACCAACTTTGGTAAAGGAGGGTGTTAAAAAAGAGATGTCTAAGTTATTGAAAGAAAATAAACAACTTAGAGAAACTCTAAAACCAAAACCAGCACAACCAACATTTATGGATGAGCCGGTTATGGAAGTACATACACCTGCTCAACCACAAAGGGTATTGAGTAAGAATCCAATCTTAAATGAGATTTTAAATCAAACACAACCATTTAACGCACCTCAAACTCAAACTTATGCAGGTGCCCCAACTGAAGTATCATCTGGTACAATGAGTTTTAATTCAAACTCAACTCATACATTGGGTGCACAAAGTATAGCAGATAAAATGGGATATGGTGATATGGTGAATGGTGGTAGACCTCAAGGTTTAGGAGTTAGTACGGGTGTTCCAGCCGTGGATAAAGCTTTAAATAGAGATTACAGTGGTTTGTTAAAAGCAATGGATAAAAAGAAAGGTCCTTGGAGGCCTGGAATGGATTAATAGATTATGGCAGTTGAATTGGGCTCAAAGATAGTAAAGGATACCGAATCGTACAATGATTATGCGATTGGATTATCTTTGCCATTACAATTTGGTAATTCAACATTTAATCAAACATTTCAAACATCTGAGCAAGTTAAATCCAATATAAAAAATTTACTCTTAACTAAAAGAGGTGAGAGAGTTTTACAACCTGAATTTGGTAGTGGTTTGCAAGAAATACTATTTGAACAAAGTGTTGATGATTTTGAAATAAAAATTGAAGATACAATCAATGAAACATTAGAAAAATGGTTACCATATGTTTCGGTTGATGAAATTAATATAGATTCATCTAATGAATTAAAAGATAACAATAGAGTAAATGTTTCACTAAAATTCAGAATAGGTGATAATATTGGACTAAACGAATTAACATTTACTGTACAGGGGTAATACGATATGGCTATAACAAAAACAAATAAAAACTTTAAGAATAGGGGTAAGGATATAAAATACCTCAATAAAGATTTTGCTCAATTTAGAGGAAACTTAATTGAGTTTGCTAAAACTTATTTCCCAAAAACATATTCTGATTTTAACGAATCATCGCCAGGTATGATGTTTATTGAAATGGCATCTTATATTGGTGATTCCCTTTCATATTATATTGATGATACTTTAAAAGAATCATTAATGGTTCATGCTGAAGATATTGAGAATGTAATTGCACTTTCACAATATTTGGGTTACCAACCAAAGATAACATCACCAGCAGTAACAACCCTTTCGGTTTATCAATTAGTTCCGGCTATTGGTACTGGTGTAAATAACACATATGATACTACATACTTTTTAAGAATTAAAGAAGGATTTAAAGTAGAATCTACACTTAATAACATATCATTTATTACAAGAGATGTTGTTGATTTTTCAGATGAAACTGATAGAGAAATAACGGTATATGAAAGAGATAGTGTGAATGGTGAGATTACATTCTATTTAGTAAAAAAATATGTACAAGCTATTTCAGCAGAAGTAAAAACCGCTGAGTTTGATTTTGGTTCATATCAAGCATTCCAAACTATTAACTTAGCTGAGACTGATGTAATTGATATATATGATGTAAGGGATTCAAATGGTAATAAATGGTATGAGGTTCCTTACTTAGGACAGGAGATGGTATTTGTTGATTATCCAAATACCGAAACTAATGACCCAGACCTTTATCAATTTAAACAAAGTGTACCTTACATTTTAAAAACAATAAAAACACCAAAACGATTTACTAAAAAGGTAAATGGTGATAGTACAACTACTATCCAATTTGGTGCTGGTGACCCAACTGCAAATGATGAACAACTAATTCCAAATCTTAAAAATGTTGGATTAGGGTTGCCTAACTCAATTAGTAGATTGGAAGAATCATTTGACCCAACAAACTTTTTGAAAACAAAAACATATGGAACATCTCCAGCCAATACAACTATGACTGTAAAGTATTTAGTTGGTGGCGGTGTTGAATCAAATGTTGGTAAAGGAGAACTTACTAAAATTACAAACATTCAATATGAGGAGGATACTCAATTATTCACATCCACACAATTAGGTGTTTACAATTCAATCAAAAATTCAGTAGCTGTTGATAACGAAGTTACTGCTGCTGGTGGTAGAGGCGGTGATACTATCGAAGAGATAAGACAAAATGCATTAGCAAACTTTGGTTCTCAGAATAGAGCAGTAACTGCTAAAGATTATCAAGTAAGAGTATTATCAATGCCATCCAAATTTGGTGGTGTAGCAAAGGCTTACGCTACGGCAGATGGTACTTTGGATAATAACTCACCATCATCTATTTTAAGTTCACCAAAAGCTCTGCAAGAGTTTACTGATTTAGTAATGGGATTTGTTGAAAAGCCTGATAATGAAGAACCTGATAGAAAATCGGTTCAAACTGAAATTAGAGATTATCTAATTGGTAAAACTTCAAATGATAATGAAAAGAATAACCCATTTGCAATCAATCTTTATTTATTGGGATATGATGCCAATGGAAAGTTAGCTGTACTTAATAGAGCAGTGAAGGAAAACTTAAAAACTTATTTAAATGAATATAAAGTTCTTACTGATGGTGTTAACATATCCGATGGATATATTATTAATATTGGAATCAACTTTGATATTATAACTTATAAGAATTATAATAAAAGTGAAGTTATTGCTGATTGTATTCAAGAATTAAAAGATTATTTTGATATTAACAATTGGACATTTAATAATACAATTAATATAAGTGAATTAGAACTACTTATAGCAAACGTTGAAGGAGTTAGTTCAGTTCCTAAATTGGAAATAGTAAATAAATGTGGTGGTAAATATTCACCAAACGCATATAACGTACCAGCGGCGATTAAAGATAAGATTTTATATCCATCTTTAGACCCATCGGTATTTGAGATTAAATATCCGGATTCGGACATAAAAGGGAGAGCTAGATAATGTATTACTTTTTAACAGCATCAAAAGATGCATCGGTGTACTTACAACAACCTGACCAAAATACTGGATTAGATGAAGTATTAGAGGTAAGTAAGGTATATTATGGTAACATTAAAGATGTATCCAGAGCACTCCTTAAATTTGATATACAGCCACTCTCAGCTAGTATAGCTAGTGGTGATGTAACTTTATCAGAAGCTACATTGATTTTAAAAGAAACTGATTCTGAGGAAGTTCCATTAAGTTTCACTTTAGAGGCATATCCAATCTCACAAAGTTGGGAAATGGGTAAGGGTACTCGATTTGATAATATATCAACTGGTGGTGTAACTTGGAATAATAGAGAAGGTGATACAATTGAACGTTGGTTACAAACGGCAGAATTTTCCGATGTATCTACTGGTTCTTATGCTGGATTGGGTGGTACTTTTTATTACAATGTATTTTCTACGCAAGATTTTGAATATCTTACAACTGATGTCAATATGGATATCAAAGATATTATGGAAGATTGGATAAGTGGTTCAATTGTAAATGATGGTATTATTTTAAAACTACCATTTGCAAATGAATCAGATACATCT